ACTATTGGTCAAGATGATCCAGTGTCAGAGTATAACTCTCAATTGTGGAATTCTGGTGTAGACGCAAACAAAGAGATTGCACGTAAGCAGAAGCGTAGGCTTTCTTATCACGCAAACATCTTTGTCGTTAAAGACCCTACCAATCCTCAGAACGAAGGTCAAGTCTTCAAGTACAAGTTTGGTAAGAAAATCTTTGACAAGTTGAATGCCGCAATGAACCCAGAGTTCGAAGATGAATCACCAATCAACCCATTTGATTTCTGGGAAGGTGCTAACTTCAAACTCAAGTGTCGTAATGGCGATGGTGGGTATCGCACTTATGAACCATCTTCTTTCGAAGAGACTAGTACTCTTTCTGGAGATGATGAAGCATTAGAGAAAGTATGGCAGAGCCAGCACTCTCTTAAAGAAATCGTTGAGCCTAAAAACTTCAAGTCTTACTCTGAACTTAAAGCCAAGCTTTACAAAGTTCTAGCACTTGATGGCAGTCAACACGCACCCACAACGACTGCCGAGGATGACGATGCGGCGATGGACTTCACTCCGAAGTTCAAAGAGCGTACAGCTCCTACACAGAGTGAAGCTCCATCGCCAACTTATGATGAAGCATTGCCGTCAACGGGTAGTACCGATGACGATGATGACCTAGATTTTTTCAAAAGTCTAGCTGACGATTAAACGTTCTCATCTAAGCGTAAAGGGGAGTCTTCGGGCTCCCCTTTTTTTATACCACAAACTTTTACAAGGAGTAAAATGAATATAGTATTTTTTGCTATTGTTATTGCAGGCGCTATCAGTGCTTTTGAAAATCAAAAGAAGCTTAATGCGTTATGTGCAGAGGAAGTCAAAGAAGGTGTTTCTGAGACTGTTAAAGAATGTAAACAATATTACTTTGATACAAGGATCAAAAAGGGGTGGTAGACACCCCTCTCTTAGATCAAAAAGCGAATGCTCTTGGATCTGATGGGTCTAATGCTTGTGACGTTCCTGTCTGACTATAGTAGTTGTTTGTAGTAGCGTTACTTGTATTACCGCCATTATTATTCACTGTAGCGTTGTTCTGCTGTAATGAAGTGGCTTCTTTATCTAACTCAGCAAGTTTAGCAACACGTTCATCTTCTACCTTTTGAAGTCTCGCTTGTATATCACTGCCTCTGTTATCTACTGTCGCTCTTGCTTCAGCAACATCATCGGCACCTACAATCAATCTACCACCTGGCAAACTACGAATAGTTTCTAATGCCATGAGTTTAATTCTATCTGGAATGCTTGCAAACCATTCACCAAACATTAAGAAGCCTGACTTAAGTTTAGCTTTTAGATTAGTGTACATAATCTTAGCTTCCATAGTAACTCTATCTGGAATACCTGTTATCCACTCTGATAGTTCACCGAACTTAGTTCTTATTGTTTCACCCACACCTGAAAGTGCGTCTTTAGCCCATGTGATACCAGCAGTAAATTGTTCTATAATGTAATCGTTTAATTTAAACGGCTCTGCACCTTCTTCATTCCAACCAAACAATCCACGAACAAAGTTAATCGCCATGTTGATTGGTGCATATATGATATCTGTGAGTTTACCTAATAGACCCAGTGCAGTCTTATCTTCTTCGCCAAATGTAAACAAGTCTGTGACAACTTTAAGAGCGTCTTTGACACCAGCAAATATCTTGTCTGTCATACCTGTCCATAGTTCAGTAAAACTAAATGAGTTAAGTGCTTCAGCACTGTCATCGAATCCTAACTTACCTAAGACCCATGCTACAGCGCCTTTTAATAAATCTAGTGGCTTAGTAATCAGTGATGTGAATAGTCCATCGATTGCGCCTTGTAGACCTCCAAGAATACCACCTTCTGCGTAACCATCAATCGCACCCTTAACTACATCAAATGCTGTTACGATGATAGCGATAGGTGCAAATATTTTACCAACAACTCTTGCAATACCAGAGACACTAGCACCTAGAGTTGTAAAGTAGCCCTTCATGATATTCAGGAAGTTTTTAATTCTACTCATAGGACCTTTACCTTCACCACCAACAATACCCTTTAGAGTGTCACTAGCGCCCTTAATCATATCTGATATGGGGGTAAAGAATGCTTTGAATTTTGCAATAGTTTTACCTAAATTGCTTTCAGGATTAATCTTTAGAAACTCACCCACATTTGCAAGACCTGTTGACACACTCGTTCTTACACTTGTTATAGCAGATGAGATACCTGTTCTTAAAGCAGTTATTCTAGTATTAGTTCTACTCTTTAAATCATCAAGGCTTGATGTCCAAGCTTTAGGAGTAAGCGTTTTCGCAACTGTTTTGATTGCTTGATACTGACCAGAGATGACACCCAATGCGCCACCAAGTGCTAATGCGATACCCTTGCCTATAATACCTAGTCCACCAAATATAGCAAGTGTGTTTTTAGTTTCACCTACAATATCAGGACCCTGTTGTGTTGGAGCAGGCGTATCATTACTTACTGGCGCTGGCTTACCCTTAGGATTTAATAGATCATCATCGCCTTGATCACCAAGTCTCTCTTTCATAAGAGCCAGATTAGTCTGCATGACATTATACATGCCTTCAATGTTTACACTGATAGTTTTCAGTATATCATTAGTAACCTTTACAGAGTTCGTGCCTTTATTTCGAGTCAGTTGTCCCTCTGCTCGAATTCTTTCGATCACTCCCTGTAATGTATTGTCTTCTGCCATTTATCTGTTCTCTTCTGCTTTTTGGGTCTCAATGAAATCAATCAACATTTCATAGTATAAATCCCTTTCGAAGGGTAGTAAATTTTCAACTTCACTTATCTGATATTTATGATGTTGCGCCAAGCCAAAAACCATTCTATAGTACGATGCAAGAGTTATATGACTCAGCGTTAGATAAAAAAAGTTTCTGTTCCCTCTGCTACAAATGTTTTCTCAGTTCCATCTTCTAGTTTATATTTCGTCTCAAATCTCATCTTTGGTATCGTATCAAAGAATTCTTTAATATGGTTTAAAACATTACCATCTAATGTGTCGATAAAATCTGTTACTTCTTGTGTTGTAAAGTCTGCTATCTTGTAAACCTCTTCGCCTTCGACTACTGTATCAATACAGTCTCGCATTAGATCAAACATTGCGCCAGCTTGATCTTCTGCATCTTCGCCTTGACGTAATACTTTAATAAAATCAATTGAAGGATATTTCATTGATAGTGAAATAGTATCTGTAACTGGAATTATTTTCTTATGATCTTCGCTTCGTACAATTTCAATTTCATCGATATCTAGTTCAAGGTCAACCATCTCTTCTGTGTCTGGATCTGAAACTCTAAACTTCAATAAGTTATTAACTGCCTTTGAACGAATTTGAATCAGAATATACTCTAAATCAAACACGGCTAATTTAGCAATATCGTAATCTTGGATACAGTTAGTAAGAATTTGTTTAATCGATAGTACTACCTGATCGATATCATTGGACTCTTGTGCAATCAGAAGAATCTTTTCTTCTTTTACTGTGAAAGGTCTAAACTTTACTGTGTCACCATTAGAGGGGATAGTCAATTCGAATAACGGTTGGTCAATCTTTGGTAAAGGCATAATATACTCCTATAATATAATTATAATGAACCCAATATTGTATTGATATTGGTGAATTGGTTAATAGCGTCTTGGATGTTTCTAGGTTTGCGTATATTAGAAACAGCCTGTCCTATAGTATTTAGTGATGATAAGAATGATAGAATACCATTAACGCCTCTTGCACCACCAGTCACAGTTCCTTGAACAGTACCATCTACTGTTAACTCATCAAATGCAAACGTTACAGGCAACGTCATTGCTTCTGCGGCGTTCTCCCAAGACAAGTTGATCGATCCTATAGAGATTGGATATACGTTGCCAAACTTGTATGTGTAGAACTTGTTCTCTGTTGGTCCAGAATACTGAATGACTTCCATAGAACATGCGTATTCATCTTTATAGCCAAATTCAAATGGTAGCAGTGCAGATGGACTTTCGCTAAAGTATCCGCCTGACACATCATAGTTTACGATCTCTTGCATCCATCTGTGAAAGAACTTCTGTACACCAAACTCACTATCAACCATAAACACAGTAGGCAATGGTGGATAGTCGAATGTTGTAGGTCTTTGTTCAGCAGGACCAAATCCTTTTGGTTTAAATGGAGTAGCACCTACTGCGATATCTGGTAGTGCTACTGCACGACAAAAGAATGATAACTCTCTACTTGGAAAGTTCTCATCTAAGAAACTCAATGATGGGTTTAATATAATTCTTACGTAGAATAGGTTTGTCTGGGCAATCCCTCTAGTATTTACTTGAGATGAAAATTCTGATATATTAAATGCCATTAGACTGCTCTCCGTGAATCCGCAAATACTGTAGACTTGCTTGCGCCTTGGAATCTCTCTAATGGTAAGAACAATGCAATGTCCCACTCAGATGGATAGATGTACAAGAAGCGGCTTCTTAATTGTGATGTTAAATAGTGTTTTACGCAAGGCTTAAAGTATCTGAACTTTGATGCGTTGCTAAGAATGTCATAGTTAATACGTAATCTTGTTGACTCATCGTAGCGTGTGTTGCTAGAGACTTCGTATAGAGAGTCCATTAACTGCGCACGTAGTGTCAGTGGTAAGTAGTGAAGGTTGATTCCCATAAACCCACCCTTTACTTTTTTGTAAGGAAAGACTAATGGGAATCTATCGAAGTATGGTAGTGTTGCTTTGTGTTTGGCATCATAATTAAATAGGTACATCTGACCAACCAAAGGTCTTGCTGTAAGACGATCAGTATCGCCACGCATGAGCTTACGCTCATTGACACGTGTGTATGTTCGTGCTGTGTCTCTGTACCAAGAACGTGCTTTAGTCTCACGTGCAGGTATTTGTCCAGCACGGACACCTTTAGTCAGAATTTCGTCAAATAGAATTGCCATATATTACTTCATCTTTTCTTCGGCTTCTTGAACGTCTTTAGGATCTACTACGCCCTCTGCCATTAATCTGTTTCTGTTAACCATGTGGTCTTTCTCAACGTCTGCTTTGTTTTGACCGTGATATCTGACTGCATGACCTTCTTCAATCATAATCTCTGTAATCATACGACCGTCGGGTGCAATGAAGTCACCTAGAATACGTCCGAACTTACCCTTCATATCTTCGCCATCTTTTGCGGCAAATGTCTTTAGAGTACAATCTTTTGCTAGTAAGTCTTTAAGTCTGTACTTAGATGCAAGTCCAAATACCTTTTCTACTTTATCACGTGTTCTTGATTCGGGGGTGTCGATACCCATGATACGTACACGCTCATCTTTTAACCAGACGCCAAAGCCTAGATCGATGTCAACGTCTACTGTATCGCCGTCAACTACTTTGGTTAGTTTTGCTCTATATTCGTACATTTATTTTTTCTCCATAAAACAGTTTCGTTGGGCTGTCTTATTAATTGCTTGCTGTGCCCAGTCCAACTCCTGAATTATTCTGTTGTACCATTTAGAGTCGATCTCACTGTTATGTGGATTGTCTCGTTCAACGGCAAGTTGTTCCATTCTCATATTGATATAACCAGCAGATGCTTTTGCTTTACTTGCTTCAGACCTTTTTATCTGCTTATCAATGAGGTGCTTTTTAGTCTGTGTTAGACACTCGACACTGTTTCCTTTATAATTCATATCATTTTATCCCTAAGTGACCTTCGTGCATTATTTGAAACTTCCATCCTCGATCTTTGCAGTAATCTTCTGCGGCTTTCCACTTGGCTTGATTGATACCCCAAGTCTTCACCTCATTGATATACTTTCTACTCACATTTCCTTTGCCAGTGCTTTTCTTCGATATATCTGGCGGTATAGTCTGCGCTTTTGGTTTTACCTCTATAAGTATTGTCTCTTTAATCCCATTCTTATTTATCTGTTTCACTAAGAAGTCTGGAAAGTATCTATGCACTCTTCCGTCAATAGGTGAGCGATACGGTACTATCAATTCTTCACTGCCCCATTCTAAAACTTTGGGGTGAGAATCTAGATATCTCATCAGTTTGAATTCCCATCCGCTTCTATAAATAACGTTAGTGGGATCGCCCATATACTTCTGTGGCGCTTTTGGCTTGAACTTGCCTTGATAATACTTAGCCATAATAAACCGATCTTGATCCTACGTATAAATAATAGTTGTAGAACTATTTATAAGGATTTTTTGAATGGCTGAATCACCAGAAACAGTTATGGCGAATAGTCGTAACGCTAACAATATAGTAGGTAGATACGTCTATCCCGCTAAACAGTCGGCACATAATATGGTGTTAGTTTTTAGAGACTATAGCTATAACCCAACGGCTGGCGTTATTGGGCAGAAGGTAAACAAGAACACAGATGCAAGTGTCGTATTACCTATTCCCTCTAACTTACAAGACACGTACTCTGTACAGATCAACCCATTCGAATTAGGTGCGATGGGTGCTTTAGCCGCTGATGCTTTAGCTGGTAAAGGTAGAGGAGCCGCCGCTGATGCCGCTAACCTAGCTGGTGGTGCTTTTAATAATGCAGATGGTGCCGCAAGAGAAGGTAATGTTGAACAAGCAACTGGTGGATTACTATCTACACTAAAAACTGCTAGTGCATTTGTTGGTCGTAACGCATTAGACGATATTGGAATTGGTGGCGTTGCCGCCGCTGTTGATGTATCTACAGGTACCGCAGTTAATCCACACGTAACACTTCGCTTCGAAGGTGTCAACTTAAAAGCCCATACATTCAATTGGTCTATGTCACCTACTAATGAACGAGAAGCAGAGACATTAAAGAACCTTATTAATTATATTCGTAGCAAGATGTTGCCTTCCTATGATAGACAAGGGACAACTGCTATTTCTCGTGGTCTTCTAAAGTATCCAAGTATTGTAGATATTTTCTTTACTGGTGTTGATCAGGATTACTTCTATTACTTTAAGCCAGCTATGATTAATAGTTTCACAACAGATTATACACCAAACGGTATCACACTGAACAAAGGTGGTAAGCCGTCATTCATCAATATGACAATGCAGTTAACAGAAGCATCAATTCACACCGCTGGTGATGTAAACGTTCAAGGATAAGCAATGCCAAAGTATTTCAGATATTTTCCAGAGATAACTTACAAGGGTAAGCAAGTAAAAGATATAACACGCCGTGTACGCTTCTTAGAAAAAGTAGCGACTGACCCTAGAGTGTTTCTACCATATACAGTCAAAGATGGCGAAAAGGCAGATGAGATTGCGTTTCACTATTACGGTAGTGCGAACTTCACGTGGTTAGTTTACTTAGCGAATAACGTTATCGATCCTTATTATGACTGGCCTATGGGTCAATCAAACATCGATCCGTTTATTGCTGATAAGTATCGTAGTCTTGCTGAAGCAAGCACAGGAACAACACTGAGTGATAGAGGTGTTATCGAATGGACACAGAATGCAAGTATCACAGATAATATCGCATACTATGTTAACGTAGACGATAGTGATATTAAGTTGAGCAAGGACTCATACAACATTGGTTTAGACCCAGACTTTCAATCAAGTGATTGGAATCCACTACGCTATTATGATTTTGAATTTTTAATTAATGAGGATAAGCGTCACATCTTTTTGATTGATAAGGCGTATTCATCCCAGACTGAAACTGAATTGAAGAGTATATTGAATGTCTAGTGAAAAAAGATTAGCGGGAACTTACGAATTAATCTCTTTTAAAATATCTTCTTTTCCAAAAGAAGGTAAAGAAATAGAGATGAAGCCAGTTATTCATACTTGGAATATAACCGAGTCTATGGTAAAGGGTAACATTCGTGGTACTGCTAAGATTTTTGATGCGACTGGTGTGTTCTATAACTTCCCACTCAGAGGTCAAGAAAGATTAAAAATTGTATATAAAGACTTCTTTGACAATGAGCGTGAAGAAGACTTATTTATATACACGATTGAAGACATTGCGCCTGTTGCTAATAATGATGACAGTGTATTAGAATACGTTATTCACTTTTGTTCTTACGGAAAGTTCTGGTCAGACAGATATGATATCAGACGTTGTATTGCAGAAGGCACAGAAGGTAGTAGACGCTACATTAGAGTAGACGAACAAGTACAAGTACTATTCGATGATTACTATAAATCAGAAGACACTGGTACAAAGAAAGATATCACAATCCATGAGACTGATGGTGAGCAAGCAATTGTAATCCCTAATTACAAGCCTGAAGAAGCAATGCATCTATTAGCTAGACGCTCTTACTCTGCTACTTACCCATCTAATATGTATCGCTTCTTTGAGAATAGAGACGGTTATTACTTCATAAACACTGAGCGTTGGATTGAAGAGTATCCTGAAGACCCTGATCTTATGCCCAAGTATATGTACACTCGTTCTATTGTAGATCAAACACCTCAAGGCGAATCAGATAAGATGAACATAATGATTAATATGTCATTTGGTGGGTTTGTCAATACATTAGACAGAATGAACAACGGCGGTTACTATCGTAAAGTATCAGAGATTGATTTACAGACAAGAACTATAAACCAATTCTCATATGATCACAAAGACGAATTTAAAGATTTCACCTGGCCTGACATGTCAAGCGATATTCAATTACGTAATACAGATGACATGATCGAAGAGCATCTAAATAAAGAGTTAGAAACCTTTGTAATAAAAGACTACGCTGAAGAGACTGGCAGTACTCCTTATGGTTTAAGACCTTCACCTTTCTACGGTGAGATATATAATAATAAACTAGCGATGATGAAAGAATATAAAGACAGTAGAATTACTGCTACTATATTCGGTAATAATAATGTTGTCGCTGGCACTATTATGGAAATAGATATACCTATGTTTAAACCTTCGTCTGAAGTTGATAAACGTTTATCTGGTTTTTATATAGTTGAAACAGTTGTTAATGAATTCATTGAAGATACTTTCTATCAGAACTTAACTTTGATTAAAGGTCCAATGTTAGTTGAGCGTAGAGAGAATGCGCAGGGAGATACGTAATGTTTGTTGAAGGTACAAGTTTAAACCCCTTTTGGTTCTTTGGTGTTGTTGTCGATAAAGACGATCCAACTAATAATGGTCGTGTGCGTGTAAGAACTCTGGGTATGCATCCAGAAGACCCTCGTATACCTGTCGAATTAAATGATAAAGAAGAATTAGATTACGTTGAAGATCAAGACTTGCCGTGGGCATGGGTCATCAATGGAACATTTGGTAAGATGCAGTGTATACCAGATGAAGGCGAATGGGTATTAGGCTTTTATGCTGATGGTAGAGATGCGCAACATCCTATGCTAGTCGGTTCAATCCCAGGCTCTAACACAGATACATTTGGGTTCGGAACTCAACCAGAAGAAGAAGCTTAAGATGTCAGGTAAACTCAGCAAAGATTATATTAACAGTTTTGGTAAACCACCTTTATCGCCATACTTGAGCGGTGAAACACCTACTGATACTGCGGCTGTTGCTCAAAGTGCTTCTGCACAATTGAATAGAGCGATCAAAGGTCCGTTAGACGAAACGTGGGCAGAGCCAGGAACTGTTACACCTTCTCGTAGTATGAACACTGTTGTCTTTCAGTCTAAGACTGGCGGTAACTCAGTTGTAGTAAACGATGAAGGTAGTGGTGAAGGCGGCTATATGCTTATCACACATAACTCTGGATCTGTTGTTCAAATCAATGCAAACGGAACTGTACTGATTAAGTCATTTGGTGACACGCATAATAATACAGAAGGCATTCATTATCAACACAGCAAAGGCGATACTAAAGTCAATGTTGGTGGTTCATGGGATGTACGTGTAGATCGTGGCGCTCACAACTTGTTTGTCAATGGTGATATCAATGTAGAGGGTGAGAACTATAACGTGACTGCACGTGGTAAGATTGTTATGAATGCAGGCGAGTCTATCGAAATGAAAGGCTCACGTTATAGTATGGAAGCGCATACTGATAACCTTGACTTGATTGCAAAGAACATTAAGATTGCTACTACTGAGTCCATGACTATTCTTTCTAAGAAAGACATCTATCTTGCGGCACAAGAACAATTGAGTTTGAAGTCAACGGGTATGACATACATGACTGCAAATTCTGACATTAATGTATTGACAACTGGTGAAGGTAATCTATATATTAAGACAGCAAAGAAAATGACAACCGCAGTTGGTGATGCATATTCATTAGGAGTTGTAGAGACGGCAGACATATCTGTAGCGAAAGATACAGCGATTACAGTATCAGGTGGCACACTTGATATGAAGTCAAGCGGTGTTGCTAAACTAGATGGCTCTGAAGTAAGACTAGGCGAAACTACAGATGCGGCAGTAGTCGATACTGAAGAAGCGGCAGAAGCACCAGAAGGCGCAAAGGCTGTTACAGTAACGCTTAGTGACCCACCTGCAAGACGACCATCTGATGCATCAAACGAAGGTATCAGTGCTGTACAACCTACGCCAGATGGTATTACATCTGATACTATAGATGATTCGGAGTAACTATGACTTGTAAACCAACAACTTTTGCTCAAATATATGCAGATGGTGCTATCAGGTCTGGTAGTTTAAGTGCAGAAGACGGTCTTCTTAACTTTACAGATTTGCTTTTACAACAAGCAAACCCAGCCGCTGGCTTTGATAGAGGCGCATTGCTATCATCTGCTGGTAACTTAACAAGAACTTTACGAAACATTGATATTGGAAATGGTGACTATCCGTTTCTCAATCAAAGATTTCAACAGTCTCCCATTCTATACACAGAAGTTGCAGATTTCTTACAGCAATCTAGTATTGACATTGATGACTTTGATGCAGATATCTTTCAGTTTCAAGAGTTCATAAAAGGTCCTGTCACACTGCCCGTCAGTCCATCAAATACTGCACTGGGTTCAGGTACTACAGGTATCAATAATATATTAAGTCAATTAGAATTCTATTATGCGCAAAACTTAGCTAACAGTATCTCTGCTGGCTTCTGCGGATCGTTTGGTAATGTCTTTGGTAAGATTAATCAACTGATTGCACTCATTCAACTTGGCGAGAGTTTGCTAGATAAATTGAAAAGTTTCGATCTAACATATTTGATCAAACAAATCAAGGAAAAACTTAAACTAGAAATCTTAAAAGAAATGCTCTTAAAGATTGTAGATAAAGTTAAAGATGCTATACTTGGTCAAATTGAAGGTGTTGTAACACAGTTTACTAACTTTGCTAATAACATTCAAAGCAACGTAGAACAAATCGGTCAAGCCATTCAGAAGAAGATGAATGACGTTAAAGCGTTTATGCAAGACTTTACATTAGACAAGTTGAAAGACAAGATCAAAGAGTTTATTGATAAGTCTGTTGCTCAGTTCGAAGACTTGACACCTGATGCTATTGCTCTTTTACTATTCCGCTTTTGTCAATTCAGTGAACTCATTCAAGGCTTTATGAAAAGCCCACTTGATGGTATCAAAACATTTGTTGCTGGAGTCATTGCACAAGAAGCTATTCTTAAGAGCATGGGTTTAGAAGAAACATCTAAAGCAGTTCAAGCTGGCGCACCTCGCTTAAACGATACTGCACGTAGAAATGGTAGAAAAGTATTAAGAGACGCAAACAACCGAAAATCAACAGAACGAGATAAGTCTGGACCGCCACCACCTGCGCCAGATCCAGAGTTCTGGGCTACGAATACAGAGATCACATCAAAGCAAAGATCAGCAATTGCTGGTATGAGTGATAGTGGTCTACCCGGCTATGCTACATGGAACAGTGGTGTAATCAATATGCATTCACGTTTTTCTAATGTTACTGATTGTGTAGCAGGCGATGGTTGGAGACAAGTTAGAAATAAAGTATACGCAGGACTAATGCGTATGGGTGATAGACTAGAAACTGAGTTTAATATTAACTCAGCATATAGATCACCTCAATACAATGCTGAGTTAGCTAAAAATACTGGCGGAGTCGCTAAGAACTCTACACACAAGTCAGGACTAGCACTTGACGTAAACATGCGTGGAAAGTCAGACGATGAAGTACGAAACTTTATTCGTGTAGCAAGCCAAGAAGGCTTTGTCGGAATGAAAGTCTACTTCAGTGGTGGAGTTAACTTTATTCATATTGATATGCGAGACGGTGCAAACGTTTCATGGGGCGACAGTGGTAAGTTTCAATCATATATTAACGCACATAAGCGTGGTGACTTTACAAACGGACCTAAAGCTCCACAAGCACCAACTGAAACACCAAGTCCTCATAGTGACCCGACTTCAGAAAAACCGAGCGGTAACAGAATTCAAGGCGCACCAGTACCAGATGACTTCCCGATAAGTGATAGTGATCTTTCTGCAGGTGATTCGTTTGTTGGTTATTCAACAGATCCAAAAACGGGTGAGTATAATGCGTATACAGTAACAAGACCATTCACAGACGATGATGGATTTACTGGTACTGAAACGGTTAGAATACCCATTGAATAAGTATAAATAAGAGAAAAGCAAGGTAAACGTATGGCACGAATTACACCGATCACAAAGAAGCAGGAATTGTATTCAGATTTTTTCATGAATCTGGATGAAAATCCTGTGTCACAAGACCTTGCGAGAAAGACAAATGAAGAAGCTGTAAAAGCTTCTATTAAAAATTTGTTGCTTACTGATAAGGGCGAAAGACCATATCAGCCTAATCTAGGATGTAATATACGTCAAATGCTATTTGATAATATGACACCCGATACTATCATTCTTATGAAAGAAGTAATCAAAGACACATTAGAGGCTTATGAACCAAGGGCAGACATCATCGGAATAGACGTAAGATCGTCTGTAGATGATAATCAAGTAAATATTGCTGTTGTATTTAAAGTCATAAATAGTTCAGAACCAGTCACACTGGTGACATCATTAACTAGGGTAAGATAATGGCAGACAATTTACCGTTCACAGAATTAGACTTTGGACAAATAAAAGCAAATCTAAAGACTTATTTGAAAGGTCAAGCACAGTTCAGAGACTATGACTTTGAAGGGTCTAACATGAATGTCTTACTAGACGTTCTTGCGGCTAACACGTTTCAGAATAACTTCTATCGCAACATGGCATTCTCAGAGATGTTCATGGATTCTGCTATCATGCGAGAAAACGTACAAAGCCATGCAAAAGAATTAGGTTACACACCTGGTTCACGTAAGAGTGCAAAAGCATTATTGAATATCACTTTAAATAACGTAACTGATAATCCAAACTTTGTAACAATCCCTAAAGGTACAAAGTTTAATGCACAGTGCGGAAATAAAACGTTTACATTCTCTACAGATCGAAATCATAGCGTCACAGCATTAAATGGTGTTTATTCAATTACAGACGTTCCAGTGTATGAAGGTAAAGTAGTAAGAGAGTTCTATACAGTAGGTAGCACAACAGATCCACTAGACTATATTATCAATAACGAAAACCTTGACATCGATAGTATTCGTGTTAATGTACGTGATAATGTAAATGCAGTGTCCAACAAAAAAGAATATATCAGAAAGACTTCTATATTTGGTGTACAATTAAATGATCGTGTATTCTACTTAGAGCCTTACTTCGATAATCTATATAAAATTGATTTTGGTCGCAATAAGTTTGGTGCTGAACCAGCAAGCGGTAATGTTATTGAAATCGAATATCGTGTAACAAAAGGTAGTGAAGCAAATGGCGCACGTAACTTCTCACCTATTAATAACGTAGCAGGCTTTCCTGCACAGGTCACAAACACATACACTGCGAAGTTCGGTGCTATGAGTGAGAGTGTAGAAGACATTAAGTTCTTCGCACCTAAATCTATTCAGACACAAGAACGTGCAGTAACTAGATCAGACTACGAAATTCTACTCAAGCAACAGTTCCCGTCTATTCAAGCAATCTCTGTATATGGTGGTGATGAACTAACGCCTCCACAATACGGTAAAGTGTTTATCTCTGTTGATGTTCTCGGTTCTATCGGAGCGGGCGACAGTGAGATTATTGCATTTAAAGAATTCATTCGTGAGAAAACACCACTGACTATCGATCCAGTATTTAAAGCGGCTGAGTTTATGTACATTGACATGAACTTACGTGTCAACTATAATCCTAACTTAACTACAAAGAACTCTGCTGACATATCGGCACTCGTAAAGACAGCTATTACTGATTACAGCGAAGCAAATCTTAATCAGTTTGGTATAGCATTACGACAGTCACGTATAGCAAATTACGTAGATGCAGTTGACGTTTCAATTCAGAGTTCAGAGATTTTGTCAAAGGCTATTATTGAGTATAAGCCAGCACTTAACGTCATAACAAACCCAGCGTTTGATTTTGTTAACGAACTTGATCGTCCATATGCATTAGACGAAACAGTAGGCTTTGCTAATTACGAGCCTGCGATCTCAAGTTCTACGTTCACAATGAACGGAACAGAAGTTATATTACAAGACGATGGTATAGGCAATATTCTAGCAGTAACATCTGCGGTCTCTACTAGACGTATCTTCCAGAGAAAAATTGGTACTGTAGATTACGCTACAGGTCAAGTTAAATTGTCTAAGTTTAAAGTAGATTCTTATTCTGGTAATAACGCAATTAAAGTATATGCTAACACAGCAAACAAAGATATTAAATCACCTAAAGATAGAATTCTTATCATTAGACCACAAGATGTAACTATTAATGTAAGGTCCATCTAAACATGTCAACCGTAAGACCTTCGAGTAAACAAGTTCGTAAGAACATTTACACTGATATACCTCAGCAATTTCCTGGTATCTATCGGGAAGAGGGTCCTATCTTTGTTGATTTTGTTAAATCGTATTATGAATATATCGATACAAGACAAAACGATTTTAGAGATGCGTTTGCTATCAGAGATATCGATACTACGTTTGAGCGTTTTCTATTATACTTTAAAAAGAAGTATTTAAATGCATTACCTTTAAAGGGTCCAGACGATACTCGTTTTATTGTAAAACATATTCAAGACTTATATCGTAGAAAAGGTTCTAAAGAAAGTGTAGAACTATTATTTCAAATGTTCTTTGACAATGAGATCGAAGTATTCTATCCTAGCTATTACATTCTACGAGTTTCAGATTCAAAGTATGGGTCAACACGCTATCTTGAAATGGCACCTGTACTTACTATTGTAGATTATCCTATTCGCAAAGGCGATAGAATATCAGGCGATACTTCAAAGGCAGACGCTTTTGTTGATGAACTCGTTTTTCAGACTTTAGATGGTCTGATTGTACCCATTCTATATCTATCAAATTTAAATGGTGCATTTACTAGAGACGATAACTTGCGTGTGCGTGGCGCACGTAATGGTGTAGAAGTTGATCTATATCCAGGGCAAGATATCTTTGGATCGATCACTAGTGCGCCAATTGAAAGAACTAACCGATCAGCAGGCAACAAGCCAGGTGATAAAGTTATTATTAGGTCTAATAAATCAGGCATCAACGCAACTGCCGCAGTATCAGAGATATCTGAAGCAGAAACCGCAGTCATTGATTTTGATATCACAGATGGTGGATGGGGTTATTCAGTTGCAGTAATTGATAATGTTATTCAGACTTCTACAGGTACACTTGCGTTTCAATTGTTTCCAGGCACTTACGCTGATACATACACACCACAAGCTGATAGAAGCGGATTCCCAAAAGTTGGTGATTACTTTATCTCTGATGCTACACTATCAGCAGGTACAGCAAGATTTAATTCGGGCGAATCTGGTTTATCGGGAGCTACAAACTTTGCGTATGGTCAAGTCGTAGGTATTGATCAAGATAATGATCTAGTATTCGTAAACTTTCCTTCTGCAAATTATAGCTTAATTACTACAGACAATACTTTATATTCAAAACCTTTGAATAACGCAGAACCTTTTAGATATGGGTTCGATGGTTACTTCTATGATAAAGGTTATCTTATTAGTGGTACAGACATTGCATCAGAGTTTTCTCTATTTGTCAATG